AAATCGAGCGCGAGCTGGATTACGTTCGTACGATTGGCCATCTGCACAATGTTTGTGCAAAGATGACCAATCAGGCCCCGTTTGAAAGGACAGCGGGCCTAAATGGCGTCCTTCCAGTCGCAGGAGACGCTCAGGGGGTCCGTTCCGGAGACGCTGAGGCGGACCGGCAGCTCTTCGGATCCGAAGATGATGTCCTCTCCGGAGTCTAGGATCACGCGGACCATAACGTCCTCGGTGAGAAGGTCCATCCCGGCCCTCTTCTCCCTGGCGAGCGTCGCCCGCAGGCGGTACGTCCGGACGCGGCCGTCGGAGGAATCGTCGGTATCTATGTCCAGGCGCCCGGTGCCAGGGACGAGCCCGGAAGCGATCCAGGCGGTGGGGTTGATCGCCTGCTTGAACAGGAGGGATTTCACTACGTACATCATGTCTTATCGGCAGTTAGGCCATCGTAATTGATGGATTCGTTCAGGTAATAGGCTTTGCGAAGGAGGCGCTGTTTTATCCTCTCCTGTGCGCGTTGCTGGTTCCGGTACACCCGCTTGTGCATGGCGTCGTAGTTCTCGGGCGCCAGTCCCCTGGAGAAGATGTAGGCCTCGATGATGTCCATCTTCCGCATCCCGAGCTCTTCGCCGCGCCGGTAGTAGCCGGCGAAATCCAGCTCGAACTCCGCCCTGAGCGCAAGGTTGATCCTGGTCGTGTCGGCCTTGGTGAAATACACGTAGTGGTTCAGCAGCGGGAAGGTCCCGTTCCCGTATTTCGGGAGGTCCACCTGGACCAGATGGTCCCCGGCGGACTGGACGGGCGTGTCGGACGCCCTCGCGCAGGCGACCATGAGCGCTCCCGTCGGATGCGTGACAGAAACCATACACACTCCGGACTTCTCGTCCGGGGGGAACAGGTATCGAAGAAAGTCGGCGAGCATCTGTGACTCGACGTTGATCACGCTCAGGTACATACGGCAAATATAATGAATTTGTGCCAAAGTACGGCACAAGGTTCCGGGAAATCATCAAGGAGCCTCATATTCCTGGAGGGTTTTCGACATAGTGCAGTGCGAAAACAAGACCCCCTCTCAAAAATGGGGTAAAAAGTGTGCAAGTGTGCTGATGCGTGTAACGGATTATAGGATAATGCATTAAGTAGTACAGACGATGTGTGCGGGGTGGAAGTGTGCTGCTTAGTGCTGAAGTGTGCTGCATCTGTACTGATGGAAAATCGGCTTATCTAAAGTAATATTCGGATTCCAACCTATTATATAAGAAATACTTATATCGGTTACTTAAAGTGAATTAAAATGCGTAATTGATAGGGCAGCACACTTGCACACTTTTTTCCTATTTTTTAGGGTAGGGTTTTTAAAAATAGAAGAGTATATAAGAAAAATATTTATAAATGGCTATCTGCCAGCATTTTGCGCCTCCCTCGCCTCCCTTCATCAGTGCTCTCGTTCATTTGAACTTCATAGAAAAATTAGGAGGATGCAAGGGGGAAGAGTGCTGACAGCACAGTTCAGACAGTTCAGATAGTACAGATTTCCAGGAAAGGTAAAGCCAACGCCTGGCGCTATTCGGCCTCACGGCCGGCACCAGGCGGGCATAAAAAGCCCCGGAGAACTCTCCCCGGGGCTGTATGGTCATACGGCCTGCTCGAAGCGATACGCGCCCGGATTCGCCTCCTTGCGCGGGCAGCGGAGTGTGTCCGGAGTCCAGTAGGCGACCAGCTGCGCGTCGTCCAGGATATAGCCGCGCTTCAGGAGGTAGTAGCGCTCGACGTACGCCTCTTTCGGAAGCGTCCGGATCCTCAGCCTGGTCAGCTGGGGAAGACCGCGGCGTAGGCGGATAACCTCGTTCAGGCGGGTGGCCTTCCTGGATGCGGCCGACTTGCGGATCCGTTCGGCCTCCCGTCTCTTTCCGAGCCGGTCCACGGACTTCTCGCCGGGACGGAACCAGCCGTTCTCGGATCCCGGGCGTACAGGGTCGCCCTTCTTCGGTATGAAGCCGTCGTCCCGCTTCCTGTGGTAGTATATCGATGTACGGCCGCCTTCCTGCGAGCGGGCCTTCAGGAAGGCCCTGGACTTCTGCAGGCCGTAGCGCCTGGCCAGCCGGTGAAGACTGGCCTCGCTGATGCCCAGCTTGTACGCCAGGAACTCGTTCTCGCGGTCCTTGAAGTGCTTGACAAGCCAGTCCAGCTGGTCCGGACGGAGCCGGATCTTGTTTAGCTGGCCGGGAAGGTCCAGCTGCAGCGCCGCCGCCTGCCGGTAGAGCGTAGGGAGCGATATCCCCAGATGGGCGGCCAGCTGCTTCTTCTCCATATCCCCGAAATGCCGGACCAGGTAGTCCGTCTGCTCGGGTGTCAGTTCTATCTTTCTCATGTGGGAAAGGATTTCTGCTTGGCTATTTCATGAGTTGAAATTCGTAGACGAAACAGAACGGATTCTTCTCCCATGTTCCCTTACCGGAAACCTTATCGATGAGGGCAGCGAATGCTTTCTTGGGAGAATCCCAAAAATGAGGATAGACTTTCCCGTCACGGTCGTTTGGGTACATATCGGAAACACCTTCCTCCGTTTTTCTCCAGTTTGGAAGGCTCGTGTTTACTGGAACCCAATAGTAAGGGGAATCTTCCTCAATACCCTCCCGCAGACAATCCTCGTCGCTGATGTCTTGGATCCGCTCTACCCGGACGGCGTTGATGAAAATCTGATGAGGCATAAGGTCGGCGCCGACAAACATCTTGTTGGTCCATCCGGGCTCGTTCTTGTAAATAAGAGTGTTAATCCAGTCGAGGGGATTAATTGCGTCCCTGTATGCTTGTGCCACAGCCACGACCTCGCCGGCCTTAAATAATGAATGCTCCAGCAGATAGTCAAGGAGGTCATGACCCGTACCGTGCACTTTCTGCACGTAGTCATTCGCTCTGGCCAGCATATTCTCATGCACGAGTCTCCTGGTCATTGTCTTCCTCCCTTCCAGCACGGCTTTGGTGAGGTTATATTTGTCGTTGAACAATATACGTTTCATTTCTAATCTGAGTTTTAAAGGGCGCGGTGGGGGTGTACTAAAACCGAAAACCTATGGAATATTCTATACCAGGAAAAATCCCCTGCTGGGGCTCTCGCCTGCGCTTTTCCGCGCCCGGATTGTCAGGCATTTCCGGGAGCGACATCCTCCCTCTGCAGCTCGATGGATCCGTCGGAAGGGAACCGGATGGTGAACTGGATCTGCTTCTCCCTGTAAAGGAGGCAGAGAAGGCCGATGACGAACTCGGCGGACTCCGGACGTACATTCATCCGTCGCCACTTGTAGGGCTCGAAATTCTTCTCGTACCAGGCCTTGTACTGGTCCTTGTACATCGCGATCCTCTCGGCGTATTTCTGCTTGAACTTGCGTTCGTCCGTCTCCGTCCGGAGAAGGTAGTCTTCAAATCTTGTCATGTTTGGTCAAGGTTTGACGGAGTTGCTGATAGAGTTGTTGATAGAGTTATAGAAAGCGTTGTTCTCGTGGACATCGAAGGATGTCATCTCGGCCTCGATCATGTCGAAATAGACATAGATGGACCCAACGTGAAGGATGCATCGGTTGTCGGTCTTGGAAGGATAGTTTTTGCTGAAGTGGTAGTTGATCGAGACCTCCTTCGCGCGCTTGAACTTAGTAAGGAAGACCTTCTGGCGCTCAGTCAGGAAGGCGGCGAACTCCTTGATCCATTCGGCCGAGACGCTGTAGTTCACAAGGGGCCGTAGGAATTGCAGGAGGTGGGCATCGGCGGACTTTAGGTCGGATAAGGTGTAATTGACGGTTCTGCAGAAATACATAAGGCTTCAAATTTTATATTTTTCTATAAAATCCACCCGCGCATCGCTGCGAGGATGGGGTCGCACGGCGGCACATGGTTTCCGGATTGCTTACGGCCGGCCGTGCTCGGCCGTAGTCTCGGATATCAGTTCAGAATCTCCAGCATGGAGGTGCTGTAGCGATTGAGGCGCAGCTGGTCGCCGCCGCCGAAGTCGATGAACCAGACGCCGTCGATGCCGAAGATCTTACCGACGCCAGAGTTGTCTACGCGGACGATATCCCCCTCGTGGATCATCCGTCCGGTCAAGTCAAAGTGTCCTGATGCTGTTGTCATATTATTATGTGTTTGGTTATTTCTCCCAGGCCTCCGTATCATTATCGTCCGTGAACTGGATGGACAGCTCGGGCGGGGCGGGCGTCCCGTCGCTGAAGATATGCGTCTCATAGTAGTCTGGCGCGCCGATGGTGTAGAACTCCTTGCCGTTGGACTTGTCCGTCTTGACCGGCTTCCCGTCCTTGTCGCAGGCGTTCCAGGTTTTCGTCTTCGGGTTGTACAGGTGCGGGTTCAGGAAGTATTTCTTGAGCCGGACGTAGTATCCTAGGCGCATCGAGAATCCCTTCGGGGAATAGGGGACCTTCGTGCCGCGCGTGTTCTGGACGTGCTCGGTGAAGGCACGGAACATATCCTGGCGCAGGATCCGGACGTTCAGGTGGCCGCCTCCGGCCTCGAAGTATTCGTCTGCCCACGTCATGAAGTCCTCGCCGATCTGCTGGATCAGGCGGCGGTCTTCGAGACGGCTGTCCGGAGCGGGAACATATCCGAAGCGGAAATAGATCTGGATGCACTGCGCGATGAGGTTCCAGAATAGCTCCCACTGGTCTGAATCCCATTCCTCGAAGAAGAGCGCCCCGAAGTCCTGGACGGGCTGGTGGTCCTCGCTATAGAAGTCGCTGAAGGCGAGCGGCCACTGCCTTGCCCGGTAGGACGATCCGTCTCCGGCGACGGAGAAGTTGCTGGAGAGGTAGATCTTCGGAGCCTTGGAGAACGGGACGGTGTAGGCGGCCTGTCCCTTGGGGTTGACCGGCCAGTCCGAGGTGATGAGGGAGAACAGGGAGTCGAAGTCGAAGTCTTTCATCAGGTCGTCGCCGATGACGATACGCGACCGCTCGTCAAGGCCTTCCCAGATGAACTGCCGGTTGTTGTTGCTCACGCCGAGCGCCTTCCCGTCCAGGACCTTCGCGCGCGGGAAGATCTGTCGGAGAGCGAGGCCGACCAGGCTCTTTCCCGTACGGCCGTTCGCCTCATCGAAGTCCTGCAGCTTCCCGTCCATCGCGATGACGGCCTTCGCCTGGCCCATGTCCTTGTAGGAGTTGGCCAGGTATCCGATGGCGGAGAGCTTGCTCACTAGGTGCTGCATATTGCTAGCCACGTCGTCCTCGGTCAGTTCCTTCTGCTTCTTGCGCCAGGTGAAATTCGACGCGTTGACGAGGAACTGGAGGAAGTGGCAGCGCTGGCCCGTGGCCGTGAGTTTGACGCTGTAGTCCTCGTTCGGAAGCTGCTCGATTTCCATGAGCGGTTCTAGCAGCCGCATCCCGGAGAACTCGTGGATGGAGTCGGACCAGATGTTGAACTTGATTTCCGATAGCGGGACCTCCTTGACGGAATGTTCGGTGATCTTCCAGGCGATGTCCCGGAAGAACAGGTAGTCAAGGCCACGGGTGGCCTCAAAGAAGACGCCCTTGAAGGGCTCCAGCTGCTCCAGCTGGTAAGGACCGACATACTGGGTGCCGCCTCGCAGCAGCAACTCCCGGACGTCCTTGGTGAGGTAGGCCTTCGTGAACTCGTGGATGAAGTTGGACACCTTGCGCGGGGCGACGGCTTTGACGATGCCGTTCTCGACGCGGACCAGGAAGTAGTTGTCGTCCGACCGCTCGTAGACGTGGAATCCGCGCCGTTCCAGGAACGTCATCGCGTTCGTGTAGACGAACTTCAGCGGCTCGCCCTTCCGGGTCTCGTCCTTCTCCCAGAATTTCTCGTCCGGCTCCACGGGACTGGCCGACACGAGTTCGTCCTTCTCGTTGAACCGGTACTTCCAGCCCATGCAGACGAACTCCCGGAGCAACTTCAGCTGGTCCTTGTAATGCTCGCAGAACACCTGGGCGCTCGTGAGGTGGAACTGCTCCTTGATCTTGGTGGTGGAGACCTCCGTTATGTTATACAGCTGGACGTAGGTGCCGGTGAGCAGCTGCGTGTTCAGGGCGGCGGTGATGTCCTCGGACAGAGCGCCCTCCTTCCCCCTGAGCGTGTTGGTCAGGAGGTCATCGATGCCCTTGTCCCCGGCGTCGTTCTTGATGACGTGGCCATAGTACACTTCCACGTAGATGTTCTGGTTCACCAGCTCGTTCATGTACGCTTTGTACTTGCAGACGGCGGTGAAGAACGCGGACGGGCGCTGGTTCACGGGTTTGGTCTCCGTCAGGTTCTTGGACAGGTCGTGAAGGTCCGAGTCCATCAGGAATACGACCTTCTTCACCCGGCAGTCGCGGATCAGCTTGATCAGTTCCTGAGGGAGCTTCTTGTCGGGGCCTCCGAGGTTCTGGATCCCGGAGATGGCCACGGACGGAATGCCATGCTTGCAGGCCTTTTCCGCCTTCTTCTCGCCCTCCTGGATGTAGAGCGTGTCGATGGCATTCTTTTCCCGGTATTCCCGGCGGATGGCTTCCGGATAATAGATAAAGGTCGGTGACCCCTTCGGGGAGCGGTATTTCACCGGCGTTCCGGACATGTCCTTGTGCGCGTCCGGGAACTCGTAGCGGATCCGGTAATACGTCCGCTCGATGGGCTTGCGCCCCTTGGGCGTATAGGTGTACATGCAGGGATTGCCGTCTAGGTCGTAGTAGAAGATGATGACATCGTTCCCGGAGCGGTCGATCTCGTAGCGGTCGTTGATGGTCCCCTTCTGGAAGGTCGGCGCCTCGATTAGCTCGGAGTCGCCCACCCGCATCCGGACGCGGGCGGTCACGTCATCTCGGGTGAGGCCGGATCCGTCCAGCATCTGCCGGCAGAAGGAACCCTCGTCCGGATCCGCGGACGGGGCTTCTTCCTTCGGCTGCTGCTTCTTGCGCCTGGTGACGGGTTTCCTGGGCTCTTCATACTCGGGGAGGATCCCGTAATGCTGGCAGACATTCTCCACGGCCGCCTGCAGTGAGAGCTCCGATCCGGGCCCCATCAGGAAGTTGATGGCGTTCTTTCCTGACACCTCGTTGCAGGAAAAACACTTATAGATCATCTTCTTTGGCGTCACGGTGAGCGCGCCGGCGTTGCAGTGGGGGCAGACAAATTTCGTCTCGCCGTGGCCGTATTCTTTCGGCTCGCCGGCCACCTCCCTGACTACGGTAAGCAGTAATTCCGGATCCGTATTGACCCGGTCATATATCCTATCCAGGAACTCTTTCTTCAGGAATGCCATAGTGCTATTGCTTTAGTTTTATAGCCTCAATCTTGTCGATGATGCGGCCGATGCGGTTCTGCTCTTCCAGGAAGGGGACGGCCGTGTCCACGGTGGGGTCCATCCCGTGGTCCAGGAAGTCCTCCAGGTTGTCCAGCTGCGCCTTCAGGGCGCGGTGGATGGTGTCTATGTCCGGGGCCGTGAAAGGCCCGATGTACATTGTATCCATGGCAATATGTCTTGTTCTTTGTGAAGGCTCCCGGAATCGAACCGGCCGGATGGCCGCCTGATATGACCGAACCCTATGGAAAACACAAAACGCCGGTCATCCGTCGCACCTAGCGCGAGCCCTCGATAATCCTACATATACAGGTCCTTGTGCTGCTCCAGCCATTCGTGCCACTTCGTCGGGTAGCAGCTGGCGCCGCCCAGGTGCTCGATGTACTGCCAGATATCCACCTCCCTGCAGGGAAGGCCGGCGGCGTGGCAGTCCCGGTACAGCGAGCCGCCGGTGTCGAAGTATGGCGGGCCCTGGTGGCTCATCTTGTATACAAACCCCGGATGGAAGAACCGGATGCCGGACTTCCGGAGCATCGGCACGTTGATCCAAAGGAGGAACGGGTAGCAGCGGACGGCCTGGAACCAGAACTTGGGCTGGTACTCCACGGCACCCACCCAGGAGACGGACGGGTCGAAGAGGGGGGTGATATCCTTCTTCACGAGCACGTCGCTGTCCAGCAGGACGAACCCGTCCGGAAGGATGTCGAACAGGTAGTCCACGGACGCGATGTGCTTCTCTGAGCCCCAGTTGCAGGCCGTGGGAATCTTGTCCGGATACCGGCCGAGCATGGCGCCGAAATCGACGAGGCGGCCCGTCGTGTTGTCCAGGATCCGGACGCCGTCTATGGCGCGGAACCGGCGGCGGTCCGAGTTGTCGAACACGGTCACGGCCGCGTCCGGGGTGTTCTTCCACAGGCTCCGGATGGCCGCCTCGGTCAGCTCCGGCGTGTTGTAGTGGACGATTGCTACGTTCTTATTCATACATCTTGTTGGTTTCTACGGAATAAACGGGTCTCCGGGTGATGGCGTGGATCTCCCGGGCCTGGCGGTCATCGCTCTCGACGAAGAGCTTCGCCCATGGGCGCAGGCGGTAGATGTCGGCCTTGAAGGCGGCGGGCGATATACCCATCCCGGCCCGCTCGTCGTAGGACTTGGCCGGGAACATCGTCAGGGCGCCGTAAGTCACGCCCTGGCTCCGGAGCCACCATTCCGTCAGGTCGCGGTATTTCTCCAGCCGGTAGGTCACGAGCTCGCCCACCTTGACGGTCGGTGTGAAAAGCGGGACGGCGTTCGGGAGGTAGTCCAGGTACGGCTGGCCACTTCGCTCGTCCGGCGGATCCAGGCACAGGACGCCGTCGATGTCATAGAGGCAAACCGACATGAAACCGGGAATGTGATGGAAGATGTTCCACTCGTACAGGACGAACGAGGTGAACCCTTCCGTGTACTGGCGAAGGTCAGCCAGCCAGATGTCGACGGCGTCACAGGGGCCCTCCAGGAAGACGGCCATGTAGACGAACTCGTACCCGAACGCCCGGTCGAACGGCGCCAGCTTCTCCTTCGCCGCCCGGAGACTCCGTCCGTGGAAGATGGTGTCGTCCACGACCAGGACGCGGTGCCGCTCCGTGGCCAGACGCCGGTGGAAGCGCGACCTCCGTCCGCCCGTCGGAAGGGCGCCGGCGGCGAAGCTGTCCACGTCGATCAGAGGCGCGTTCAGGAACTCCGCGATGATGCTGGCCGCGATGACGCCGCTGCGCGGGACGCCGATGACGAAATCGACGTCGTGCGGAATCTTGTGGATGTTCCTCCGGATGGTGGCGGCCAGGTCGGCAAGGGTGACGAACTTCATGGTCTAGTCGGCGAAGGGGATTAGGTTCGGGAAATAGTATTCGGACAGGAACTCGTCCAGCAGCTTCGTCCAGCCCTCCGGGGAGTTCGTGACCCAGATGACGTTCTTGGCCTCCCGGTGCAGGTTGTCGATGGTGGACGGGTTGTTGTTATAGACGCCGAACTTGTACTTGTTCGGGGCCTTGATGTCGACGGGGGCGATATCGCTCTCGAAGATGTTGTAGTACAGGTCCTCGATGACGAACGACTGATGCAGCATGTCGTACTTCTCCCACAGCTCCTCGATCTTGTCCCAGTCGAACCAGATCGGGAGGTGCGTCGTGTAGTTCATCTGCGGATAGCCTCCGTCCACGAGGGCGCAGCGCGTCTTGGCCTTGTCAACCCTCCATCCGTTCGGGGAGTCAATATGGAAGCCGCCCAGGTTCCGTTCCAGGAACTTCGGGATGAGGATGTCCACCAGGTCGAAGTCATTGATGGCGTAGCAGTCGTCGGCCACGAAGATGAATCCCTGCGAGTCCGGGAAGCGCTGCCGGACCTTCTTGAAGCAGCTCACGTAATCCAGGTGCTGCCGGTACTGGCCGTCCACGTTCGGGACGCGCTTGGACTCGACGAGGACGATGTCATCGCCCTCGATATGGGGCAGGTTCTCGCCGGTCAGGACGATCAGGAAGTCCTCCTTGAAATGGCGTCTCCAGCCGGCGATGGCGTACTCCAGCTCCCGCCCCTGGGCGGCTGACGCCAGGTACGGAATGACGACGAGAAAGGGTGTGTATTTCATAAGCGCCGAAGATGGGCCCCGGCCCTTGAAACGGTCCGGGGCTTAAGGGGAAAAGGATAAAGGGATACTATAATGCTGCCACGGGCCGCACCACGTAGCCGGTGTAAGACTTGCCGCCGCTGCCGACGAGGCCAGAACCGAAGCCGACGAACCACGCGCTGCTGGTGCTGCCCTCGGTGCTGCTCCAGGCCCATCCATGGAGGAAGTCCGGGTGGCCAGCCTCGGCGGCGAGCTCGTTGATCTCGTCCTTGAAGTATGCGAGGATGTACAGTTCCTTCTGCGTAGGAAGCGCGCGGCCGAGCAGCTTGGCGTGTTTCATCGCGTCGTGCCAGTTCATCGGCTTGTCGTTCTTGGGGACGTCCTCGAAATAGAGGGCCTTGTTGATGACGGGGATGCCGATTCCGATGGTCTTTCCGTCAGCGTCCTTGATTGCCCAGGGGCAGGTCTGTTCGTTCATGGTGTTACTTGTTTTGAGGGTTCATGGGTTGCTCGATGTAGTATTCCTTCAGGATGTCGTCCTTCCAGAACGAGAGGCAGAGGCGGCAGTTCACGACGCCCACCTGGCCACGGATCCCGAGAAAACCGCACAGGGCGGTGGAGACGGCCTCCAGGGCCTTCAGGTCGATCGCTTGGGCGCCCGGGAGTTCGATAATCATCAGCGGGCTCTTCTCGTCCGCGTTGATGGACGGCTTTACCTGCGGCTGGTATGCGAGTGCCGGTTCCAGCACCTTGCGGACCTTGTCGATGTCAATGGTTATTGTTGCCATTCTTTTTCCTTATTTTGAATGATTCAAAATTACAATAGGGGGGGGCGGAGAGCAGAATGATGTCATTGGCCACGGCCTGGGGAGTCCCGCCCAGTTGCTGGCCGAGCTCGAGAAGCCGCCGGGCGGTGGCCAGGTATTCCTTCCGAAGGTCAGTCATGGTGCTTTCTTTTCATAAGTGGCCGGATGATAAACCACCCGATGCAGAATCCGGCAATAAAAGCCAGGATTGACAATGCGATGTTCAGGGTCATAAGTCAGTCGGACAGTTTGAGTTCACGCAGTGGTTCGTTCTCGGATCCATAGCGATGGATTTCTCCGCACAATGGGAGCAGAGCGTCATCTTCTCGTCGGCCCACCAGCAGCATCCGTAGTCCGGATTATAGCAGGGGTCATTGTTTACGCATCCGCAGACGCGGCATACGCCGGGAGTCCGCTTGGCGAAGTGAAGGCGCCACCACCGGCGCAGCGGGCTGATTTCGGGATGTGCTTTCTTCATCGCTCAAGGATGTCTACGAGGTTATCCCTCACGCTTTCCAGGTCGCTATATGCGGAGTCCAGGTCACCGGCGCACTCTTCCATGTTCTGGCCGCGTTCGGTGGCCTGCAGACCCTCGGGGAGGTTATCGAATGCTTCCTGCTCCTCGTCCCGGATTTCTTCCAGGGCGGCAAGCTGCTCTTCCAGGATGTCACAGATCTCCTGGATGCGCTTTCTTCTATCTTTATTCATCGTCGCCGTATTTTATGATGAATGCCTTTTTGCCGACGAGATTCTTGCCGTCATAATATTTCGGAAGAATCTTATAGATGCTACCCTCGAGGCAAAGGTGGTACTTGTCTTCGAGCTGATCATAGTAGCAGAAGGAGGAAACGCCCAGGCCGTTGTGAAGGCCATATAACGCCAGGCTGATATTGATAATTTGGTCGATATCGATTCGGAATTCGTCAATGCAGATGTAGATTCCGTTCGAGCGCTGCATGACCGCGATCTTCACGCCAGGCCGAAATACGGGCAGCAGAGCCTCCATCACGGCCCGCAGGTCGATCTTTTGGTATTTCTCGTTATCTTCCATGGCTACGGCTCAGTTTGAGGACGGGAGGGAAGGGTAAAAAGGGCGGCAAGGCTGCGAGCCGCCCTCCGGACGGTGAACCGTATTAGCCGTCCGGTGTACGAGTATGCGATGGCAGCCTTTTGTCTCGTTGATCGGACGATCTTGCGAAGGATGACCACCTCCCTGGGGCCGGTGACCAGCCAGCACAGGACGATGGATCCGATGAGGTTGAACAGGTAGTTGTCCGGGAACCGGATGAGTCCGGCCACGGACTTCACGCCTGCGCTCAGGAAGAGCACGGCGAGGGCGCCGGCCAACGCATACACGGCGAAGACGGCGCGGTGAAAATGATATTTGTGCATACTCGTACATTTTGGGGTTTCGTTTATTTCTTCATCGTTACGGTGTTGATGTTCTTGAAAAACGGGGGGGGCGTCCCAGGGGCTCCTTGGCATTTTATGTTTCGCGGCCTCCGAAGTGTTGCCAGCTTCGGTCGCCCCTCCCGTGGGTTATTGGCGAGTCCCGAACTTGGTTTTGATAGGGTGCGGCTTCAGGCGGTCAGTCACGTCGAAGAGGCGGACGAGGCGCATCCTGGGAGACTTGCAGACTTTCGCGAATCGCGCTTCCGCTTCCTCCAGGGTGTCGAACTCCATCTTGTAGTGCCTCTCGACGGAGACCCATACCACGCGGTACCGTTTCTTTTCCATGGTCTTATCGTTTACGGGGGAAAAGGGCTGCGTCGTGGACGTAAATGCCCAGGATGTTGGAGACCTCGCGGGCGATAGTGCGGCGATCCGTGCGGGACGCGGGAATGGAGCGGCCGTTCTTCCAGAACCAGAAGGTGTTGGAAGACGCGCCGGTCTTTCTGAGGATGGCGTCCTGCAGCTGGACCCTCTCCACATCACTGAGGCTGTTCCAGATTTCTGCGAATGTTCTTGCGTCTGTTGTCATTTTTATGTACCTTTAACGGCTTTGTACTTTGTTTGTACTTTAATTATGCCTTAATTCGCTACAAAAGTAAATAAAAAGAAAATATAAAGCAAATATATTTTCATTTAATTTTCGTGTTTTTATGGAACTCATTGAATTAAAGCGATTTAGGGAAGTAAATCACCTTGGACAGTCGGAAGTGGCCGAATACCTTGGCGTTTCACGCGCTCAAGTGTCTATGATTGAGCGTGGAAAATCAAGATTGACAAACGAAAACCTGCGGAAGCTGATCACGAACCCATACGGATGGGATGTTTCGATGCTCCCGAAGGACCCAATGGCCGCTGTGACCGGCGTGGTCATTAATGGGAGTAACGAGATCAAGAACTCCACTATCGATAATCGTCATTACTATTCCGACAGCCCGGACGTACTTCGGGCACAGATAGATATCCTAGATGAACGGATAAAGGAGAAGGACGCCCAGATAAAGGAGAAGGACGCCCAGATAAAGGAGAAGGACGCCCAGATAAAGGAGAAGGACGCCCAGATAAAACAGCTCCTGGACATCATCCAGGGAATGAAGAAATAAGATGCATGAAGAGCGCTGAAAAAGAAAGGAAGCCCGGCTTCCTGCAATCGTTCCTGAATCTCTTCCGATCTGGTTCCAGCCCTAAGCCGGCAGAACCAGAACCTGCTGAGTATCCTGCTGAGGAACCGGCCGAGGAGCCGGCAGTCGAACCCGTGGTCCAGGAACCGATCAGGGAAGTCGCTCCGCCTAGTTATCCCAAGACCCACGCGCCGAAGGACGCTGGAAGACGGAGGATATCCCTGGAGAATAAGGGATGGACAGACGAGGATGTGCCTGATAATTTTTTCAAGGGAAAGACAATCGTAATCACGGGAATCCTTCTCTTGCTGGGAGAACGGGACGATGTCGCTGGGCTCTTGAAGTCACTGGGCGCGCGCGTTACGGGCTCCGTGTCTAGTAGAACGAATATCATAATTGTCGGTGAGACACCTGGGCCGTCCAAACTCGAAAAGGTTGCGCTATTGAAATCCGAGGGCGTCGATATCCGGGTTATGAACGAGATGGAACTCATCTCCAGACTCCATGACGCCGGTGTTGATACTGTTGCATTTTCGCGTGGAGAGCACACTTAATTCATTGATTCATCTCAACTTGAGAAAAAGTGTTCCGGGACAGAAACGGGACAAAATGAGCCGATTCGCCTCCGTGATTCAATAAATAGTTAACCGCGATAACAATTACTTTCCGTGAAACGATACGAACCCCCAGAGCAGAAAATCTCTACATCTCAACCATACCCGCGTAACGAGCGGAAAACCAATCAATTACAAGATTTTTCTCTCCAAAACGGGACAGAAACGGGACAAGGAATTTTTCTTTTGTATGACGCCATCGTGGAGTTGTGCAAAGAAAAAAAAATGTATTTTCGGCAACCAACCCTAGGCCGGGATTATCTCCCGGCGAAGTTATCCCAGGGAAAGACCTGGTTCGTGTATTTCTACGTCAAATCCCCCGTATCCGGAAAGCTGCAGCGCCGGCGGATCAAGGTGAACAGGTACTCCACCAGGAAGGAGAACCTGGTGCTGGCCAGGTCCATCATCGGCGACATCAACACCAGGCTCGCGCTCGGCTGGAACCCTCTCCTGGAAGGCGTCGCGCCCCGTGCCGGCGTCCCGCTGTTCGCCGCCCTGGACGACTACCTGAAGGTCAAGGCGAAGGAGATGCGCCCGAACTCGATGCGCTCGTACCGTTCGTTCGTGGGCGTGTTCCGGGAGTGGCTGACCGGCCACGGCTTCTCCGATGGATCCTCCGTATCCCTGGTCACGAAGGAGGTGGCCATCCTCTTCATGAACGACATGGACGACCGGGAGGACGTGTCGGCCGTCACGTACAACAATTATGTCCGGTTCTTCGAGGGGCTGTTCTCCTGGATGGTTAGGAAGGGCTACCTGGCCACGAACCCGTTCGCCGGGATGGACAAGAAGCGTCGGAAGGCCGGGGCGTCAAAGAAGCGGCGCCTGCTGAAGCCGGCGGAACTGCAGCTGCTGCTCTCGTTCCTCCGGAAGGAGAACCCGGAATACCTGGCCATCTGCCTGTTCTGCTACTGCTGCTTCATGCGGCCGAAGGAGATCGCCCTGCTGCGCTGCGGAGACATCGACATCCGGAAACAGACGGTCAGCGTGAGCGGCGATATCGCGAAGAACGGGAAGGACTCCGTCCGGACGATCCCGGACGCGATGATGCCCTTCATCCGGACGCTGGATCTGTCGGATCCGGACCTGTTCCTGTTCGGGTCGCACCGGCTGGAGAAGTTCCGGTTCACGCCTGGACCGAAGCCGACCATCGGCCAGCGGATAGCCGACTACTGGCGGTTCGTGGTCCGGCCGGGCTGCGGGTTCGGAGAGGACCTGCAGTTCTATTCCCTGAAGGACACCGGCATCACGGGGATGCTGCAGAGCGGCGTGGCCATCAATCTCGTGCAGCAGCAGGCTGATCACTCCAGCGTGGCCATGACGGCCATATATGTCGGAAAGAGCCCGGCAGCAAATGCCGAGCTCCGAAATGCGAACATCTTGCCTGGAAAGAAGCGCTAATAGTGTCCGAAGGCCTTCGCTATGATGGCCATGATCTGTTTCCGGTAGGCGAACGCCACCAGGCCGAGAAGCCACCAGAACGCGCCAATCCGGAACCGTTGCCAGAAGTTCAGTTTCTTCTCCACCTTGACCTCCCTCGTGATGACGTGCGCCTGTTCCATGGTGTTCTTGACGTCGGTGACGAGGAAGTGGTCGGGCAGCTTGACGCCCTGGGCGAGAGAGACCGGCTTGTTGCGAAGGTTATGATGGAGGAAGCCGTCTGATCCGACCCAGGCGTCCGACTCCGCGACGGACGTCTCACGGTGCGAGGTGTCGCCGATGTGGACGATGGCCTGGTCGGATTCCAGGGGGACGGGAACGAAGATCGTCGTGTCTCTCCAGACGGTGCTGTCCCGGTATTCCGTGACCGTCTCCGTCTTGATGACGACCTTCTCGCGCTGGCGAAGGAGGGCGCAGCCGGACGCGGCGAATAGAATTGCCATGAAAAAGATCGTATACTGAAGTGTCCACGGCGGCCGGCTGCGATGTTGACGTCCCGTCATCATCTTTCGACCCCTCCCAGTTTGTCGGCCAGGCGTTCGGTGTAGAACCAGAAGTAGCTCCGGGACCGGCCCGGGTTCCACCAGGCCGCCCAGAGCAGGGACGGGATCCCGATGATGACCAGGTAGAGCGGCCCCAGGATCATCGACTGGAGATGGTGTCCACGTTCGTGGTTCCAGACCTTCTCGTCGGTGAAGTATTTCGACTCCAGGACGACGTACTGGCCGAGCGAGATCCCGCCCTTCATCTTCTCCGAGAGGTAGATGAACGTGGACGGCCAGCGGGTGCGCTTGCCCCGGATGTCGATCGGGATGGTCACGCCCGTGAAGAGGACCACGAGCAGGCCGAGAAGGTTCTGCGGCAGCTGCCAGACGTAAAGGAGCAGTTCGACCACGCTGTGCGGGAACTGCAGGCGGCGCAGCGTCAGCTTCAGCGCCTCCAGGACTTCTTTGATTTTCATGTCTATCTATTTTTGGGTTTGCAGATGGCCATCGGGAACTCGGAGCGAACCTCGAAGCAGGGGCAGTCCTTGATCCACTCGTAGCGGTTGATGAATCCGTCGCCGTCCAGGTCCGGAGAGGTGTCGCGGTGGCCGATGACCTCCTTGATGGCCGGATACCTGTCCAGCAGCTTGTACACCAGGTCGACGAGGGCCTTCTTCTGCTCAGGCGTCCGGGTGTCCTTCGAGATTGGCTTCCCCTTGGAGTCAAGTTTCGCCACGAGCTGGCCCTTCTTGTTCCGCGTCGCTTCCACGCCGCCGACGTAGCAGATGCCGATGCTGTGCTTGTTGTAGGGCTTCCCGGAGAATCCGGACGTGTTGCAGTGAGCCCCGTCCATGGTCAGGGGCCGTCCCGTCTCGACGGTGCCGTCCAGGTCGATGACGTAGTTGTAGCCGACCATCTTCCAGCCCTTGTCCTTGTGCATCTTGTCGATGTCCTTCAGGCGGACGTCCTTCCCTTCCGGGGTGGCCGAGCAGTGGATGACGATGGCGTCGATGTCGCTCTCTTTCATGTCGTTTCCGTTTTTGGGTTGTCGATGTATTCCGGTTTATCGGTAAGCCGGTAGAAAACCTTTCCGTCCTGCGCCCACACTTCCACCACGTAGCGAAGCGTGAGCAGCTGTATGAGGCCGACGTCCAGCACGTCGGATTCTAGTGTCATGCCTTCCTCCATCCGAACACGCCAGGCTCCCAGATGTTCGCGTCGTAGTCGGAGATCCAGTGCTCGTCGTTCCAGGTCACCTGGGCGTCCTTCGCGTAGGCGTCGTGGGCTCCCGTGGGACGGATCCAGAGCGGCCACTCCTCCAGGCTGATGACCTTCCAGAGGTTCGGGGTGACATCCGGGGCCCAGTCGGACTGGGTCTTGTGGCCGATGACGCACTCGTACACCAGGCCGGTGCCCTTGAAGTAGCGGCGGGTGCCGGCGACCACGGTCTCGTCCGGCTTCCAGGGCTCGAACAGGGACGGGACCTTTACGGCGACCTCGTCGTCCAGCTCTTCGACGGACGGCTGCAGCAGGGCCTTGAGCTGCGTCAGGATCTCGGCCAGCGTCGGGTTGTAGTCCGGCGTGAACTCCATGCCCAGGACGGTGCTGGCGATTTCCTTGCACCTCTCCACGTAGGTATTGTACGCCATGTAGTCGGACACCTTGGAGACGCACTGGCGCGCGATGGCGAACTCGTCGTCGGCCGTGTAGCGGACGCGGACGAGCGCGGTCACGAGCAGGCCGAAGTGGTCCTGTCCGAGCGGTTCGTCGGTGACGACTGTCACGGATTCCACCTCGAACCCTCCCTCGGTGGGGACGATGCTGTAGTTCACGGACGTGTGGTATTTGCCGCCGATGGTGGTGACGGTGACAAGCTGGGGTCTTTCTTCGTAAAACATTGTCTTTTCCTCCTTGTATGGTTAAGCGGCCGACCTGGTTGCCGGCCTGTATTTCGCTTTCGCTCTTATCGAATCGTAGTGGCCACGGATGTAGAAGTAGCGGAAGAACTCCGGACGGAACTCCTGCAGGGCCTCGCGCCGGATCCGGTAGGTCCGGTACTGCCGGCAGAAGCCGAGATAGGAGTTCACGACCTGCTCGATGCGCTGGCAGTCAAGGACGGAGAGTTCGTCCTTCTCGGCCAGCTGCCGGTTGAATCCGTGGATCTTCTCTAGCAGGCGTCCGATGGTCTTGTTCGACAGATACGTCCTGTGCGGCTTGATGACTGCGCCGACGAACTTCAGTCCGTGCGATACGGGCTGGATGTAGCGCTTGTCCTTGTGAAGATCCAGGAGCAGGGCGTCGTGCAGGAAGGCGGCTATCTTCGGGATGGCGGCCAGCAGGAACGCCTTGTCGTCGCAGGTGATCTCGAAGTCGTCGACGAAGCGGACGTACGCGTAGTTCTTGTGCCGGAACAGGAAGTGGATGTAGGCGTCCAGGAACGAGAGCAGGAAGTTCGCGAACTGCTGCGTGGTATGGTTTCCGATGGGTTCGCCCCGATCCTTGTCGCACGAGAAGGACGACTTCCGCTTGGCGAGGCCCAGCCACTCCTTCGGATCCGTGTTGAAGATGCAGTTCTGCTCCGGATGGTGCATCACGGTGATCTTCGTCACGGCGAGCAGGATGTCCTTGTAGTCGCCGTGGTACCGGCGGGTGATGAAGCGCTCCAGGAGATACCAGAGCTTCGTCTTGCTGATGCTGTTGAAGAAGCCGACCAGGTCGCCTCGGAACACCCACGCCTGCCTGGTGTAGTTGAACGACACCCGCTCGAATCCTTCCTCGACAGCCTGGACGGCCTTGAACGTGCCGAAGTTCTTCCGGCAGTTGAACGAGACGTTTCCCTGGGCCTCGAACCGTTCCTCGAAGAGGGGAATCAGGCGCAGGCAGATCCAGTGATGGACGATGCGGTCCCGGAAGTCGGCCGCGAACACCTCGCGGAGTTTCGGGTACTTGACCAGGAAACAGGTCGACGGACCGGGCTCATAGGTTCCGGTGTAGAGTTCGATGGCGAGCTGGAGAAGGTCTTCGTGGGCGATCTTCATGTACTCCAGCGCCTGGGGGGAGGACCGTTTCCCGCGCATGCAGTCGTGATACGCCTCGATGACGGTCAGATAAAAAAGAGGGAAATCGTGGGATAATCCATCAAGTGCTGCCACGGGCCGCACCACGTTGTTGGTGTTATACTTGTTGTTGTTGTTGACGTTGCCAGAACCGAAGTTGACGTTCCACGCGTTGTTGGTGCTGTTCTCGGTGCTGCTCCAGTAGTTGCTGTGTTCCTGCGGTATTGCATCATCGTAACTACGGCGAACCGCGTGGCCCACCGTAGTAAACCGCCCATTTAATGGATTATGAGGCACTCTGCGATCCATCGTTCACGTCTTCTGGATTGTTCGTCTTGACGGATGGAACCGCACCCTCGCCCCGCGTCTTCTCGCGCCATCCCACGAGCTGCGCGATAATACGCTTCACGAGCGCTACCAGCTTGTTCTTGGCATCCTCGGAAAGGATGCCCGCCTTGCGGAGCGTCGTGATGTATGATTTCTCCACTTCCGCCAGCGAGATGGCGTTGTTCAGGTACCAGACCCTGTCATCGGGACTCCAGATCGAGGCGTCGGCCATTCCGATGGTCTTCATGATCTCCGTCGTATTGCCGATCACCTCGTCGTAGAACCCGCGCAGGGATTTCGGACCGCCCTTCACGATGAGTATAACGTCAAGCAGAAGGCTTGCGGCGTCCCTGAAAACAGGCAGACTCGCCAGCGTTTTTCCCCTCTTTGCCTTCAGGGCGTTCGATTTCGCCACGGCTTCCGGAGGAATCGCGACGCCCTGAAGTATCTGACCTTCTTTTCCCATATATCTAATTCCGTTTATGCCCCCGCACTGCCGCGCTCTCTGAAACAGAGCGCGGCGAAGGCGAAAGGCTAAAGGGTAAATCTAAATACTGCCACGGGCCGCACCACGACGGTGGTGGTATACTTGCCGTTGCCGTTGACGACGCCAGAACCGAAGAAGACGTACCACGCGACGTAGGTGCTGTACTCGGTGCTGCTCCAGTAGCTGCTGTTTGTAGGGAACAGGAACGGCGTCGTGCTCGTAACGGCCTGGATCCGCTTCATAAGGTTCGCGAACAGCGGTGTCACAGCCTCGCTCTCCGGAGTCTCATTGGCGTAGTCCACGGAAATGCGTCCGCCATTGTTGTACGTCACCCGGTTGGTGCTGTTCAGGAAGAAGTTATAGATCCGGCACAGCGTGCCTTCAGCCGGCAGGTGCCAGTTGTTCTTCCTGTACTGCTCGTGCAGCTCTTCACCGTCTCCCACGGTGGGCTGATAGAGGTAGGCGCTGAACGCGGCCGGGTAGAGCATCTGGCGGTATCGGGTAGGTGAGCTCGCGCTGGCGTTCTCTGCCTGGACGGCCAGCATCGCGTCGCCTAGTTCCTCCATGGTTGTCGGAATCTTGATATCCGGGTTGTTCGGGTACTTCTCCATCAGGTACCGCTCGATGACGGTCTTTGCGAGGCCGACGATCTGGGCGGTCTCGTTCTTGCCGTTGAATCGCGCAGCGCATCCGACGCCAGCGATGGTGGCATATCCGTCATCCTTGCTCGCGTCCAGGAAACTTCCGTCGACATACCGGTAGTCGCTCGATGTGCCGGCAGCGTTCGGGATGCCGGATGACGTCGCGTTCGGGACCGGCGTGTCCGTGACGGAATCCACCCCGCACATCGTCTTCATCTCGTCCGTGACGGTGGACGGGAATCCGTTCGTGCCGCCGCTGTCCGGATAGACGCCCCACTGAGGCGACGCGGTGGAAAGGGTGCCGTCGCTGCTGACCGTGGTCGCGTTCTCCTTGGCGTACACCTCGCAGTCGTAGTTGTCGTCGTCGACCTTCGTCACCTTCGTGACCACGCCGACCAGGGTCTTCGACATGTCCAGCTCGTTGTCGAACGTGCCGTCGTGGAAGGCGAAGTCGCCCAGCTTCGGAATCCGGTTGTAGAAGCCGACCTTCTTCTCGAAGACGATCGAGGTGCCGCCCACGAGGTTCATCGTCACGCGGATGGTGAAGGTCAGGTCCAGCGCCGGATCGGAGAGCTGGATGACGTTCAGGACTCCACGGACGGCGTCCGTGAAGGACGCATAGGCGGCCGCCTGGCTGGCGTTCGCGCCGATGAACTCCCAGTGGACGTCCTCCTTCCCGTTCGCGATGGCCACGTTGTTACCGTTCGACGGGAGGATGTTCAGCGCCCATCCGTTGAACTCCCCGAGGGTCTTGATGTACTTCACGCCCCTGATGTTGAAGGACGTGATGGTACGCTTCGGATAGTCGACGTACAGGTCGTTGGTCGCGCTCTGGATGTTGCCGAAGCGGTCGATGAGCGCCTGGATCTCCGCGAAGGTCATGTAGCGGTCGCTGGCCGCCGGGAGCATCGCGACGGATCCGGTCATCTGGACGGCGTCGGAGGACGCATAGTACAGGAGCATGTTCGCCCGGACGTCCGTCCAGTTCACGTTGAAGAACCGGGCCGAGGTCAGCGGGTCTCCGGAGACGACCTTGGCGTTGTAGATGTTCAGCGCCAGGAGGCCCGTGTCGAACTGTCCGGCCTTCGCCTGGTCGACGTAGATGGTGTCCAGGTAGTTCACGCCCTCGAAGTCGATGGTCTGCAGGCCCGGCTGTGCGTCGATGGTCAGGCGCGTCAGTGTGGCCGGGAAGTGGACGGTCGCGAGGGCTTCGGAGGCGGGCAGGCTCACGACGGTGAACCCGCTGCCCCTCACGTCGATGGTCTCCAGGCGGGAGCACTGGGAGATGTCCAGCTGGCCGGTGGCCGTCAGCAGGCCCCGGATGGTCAGCTCCTTGATGTTCCGCGCCGTAACGGTCACGGCGTTCGCGGCCGACAGCACGGTGTCCGTGCCGTCCGGGTTGAACCGGAACCGCTGGAGCATCCGGCCCGGGACGGTCAGGCCCTGGCCCGAGTCCATGGGGACGTTCATGTCGCCGATGTCCAGGAGGTAGTCGATGCCCTTGATGAACACCGGGGAGTCGCCCGTGACGACGAACGGCTGGTAGGCGAACGGCTGGCCGGCCTGGACGCGCACCCTTCCGGATGCGGACGGCGCCATGTTCGAGGAACCGGATCCGATGCGGGGGTACATCCACTTGCCCGGGGTGATGACGAACGAGAACGTGCCGGTCGTGCCACGGAACGAGAAGGCACCCGTGGAGTCTGTACCGGACGAGAACTCGCCGTATTCGCACCAGGAGCTGATGTACATGAGGCGGTCCTTCAGCCAGTCGTACTCGCTCCAGTACTGGGAGCCGCAGGCCTGCGTCACCGGGTCGGTGTTGTGCTGGTACCGGCCTTCCGCCTTGTCCACCTGGGCCTGCATGTACACCAGGCGCGTGACCTCGTTGTAGGCGATCTCCGGGAAGTACTGCTGCGCCTGCAGGACGCGGGACGTGAGGTAGCCGAGGGCGGACCCGCCCAGGGACGCCATGCCGGAGAGCATGTTGTTCATCATCGTCGTGCGCTCCGTCTCGAAGGCGGCCTCCAGGAGGTTGTACAGGCCGTTGTCCTCGCCCTGCCAGTAGTAGTTGCCGGCATCGTTCGTGTCGTGCAGCTCCACGAAGTAGGGCTTGCGGTTCTGGCCGACGTTGTTCGTCTTCAGGACGGTGTCCAGGTCGTCCTGCATCCAGCGGACCTTCAGCGTCACCGGATCCACGTAGTAGTAGGTGTTCTTGGCGCGGTTGTCGGTACCGGCGAAGAACAGGACGAAGCAGTCGTGGAAGAGGGCGTCGTCGGTGTGCATCACGTCGGATGCGTTCGCCCGGAAGTGGGCGGTGCGCTGGGCGATGAACTGCGCGTTGATGACGGACCACTGTCCGGCGGTCCAGGCGGCCGAGCCGCCGAAGGCCTCGTACTGGGTCCGGATGTTCAGCGTCTCGTACTGCGCCGTCCCGAGCTTCGCGACGCCGGCGGCCACCCAGGTGTTGTCGATGGCGGACCAGCGGAACAGGTCGTACTGGGCTGCGCCGAGGGTCGCGTCGGCCTGTGTGGTCCAGTACGCCTTCGTGCGATCGGCGCTGGCGTCGGCGCGCAGCTGCGACAGGGTACCGGAGTAATACAGGACGCTCCGGTGGTGCAGGTAGCAGAAGTTGAAGAACGCCTTCATCGCGTCGATGGCGGTCGCGTCGGACGGGAACTCGCCCGTCTCGTCCTCGGAGGTGACGCCGAAGCCGAAGTTGATGTGCTTCGCCCCGTTGTACATCCACGCCTCGGCGTCCGGGGAGTAGGTGATGTCGTCGTTCCAGGGAATCTTGAAGTTCGCGAGCTCGCGGTCGTTGTCCGCACCCTCGACCATCAGCATGTGCGGGGTCTTGCTCTTGTTGAACCCGAAGGTCGGCTTGTCACCCTTGCCGGCGCCCCAGGTCATCAGGTACTTGAACACCCACGGGTCGTTCGTGGTCTCGCGATGGAAGAACAGATACGGTTCCTCGAACACCGTGAGGCGGGCGTTCGGGTACTGGGCAAACTGTCCCGGGGTGGACATCACGCCGGATGCCATCAGCTGCTTGAACAGCTCCGTGTAGATGCGGGTGAGGCCCATCTTGTGGCCCTGCATCGAGGACGCGAAGTTGATCTTGCCGCAGGTCTTCTTCGCCCGGTACTCGCCGGCGGCGACGTAGATGTCAGAGACGGCCGTCACGGTCTCCGTTGCGTCGTCGATGAAGGTGGTCTCGCTGCCGGGCTTCTGCTGCTGGTTCCAGTCGTTGTACGTCATCGCCGTCGTACCCTGGCCGGAGTTCTCGATGCCGGTGTAGGTGCCGGCGTTCTCGGGCTCCGTAGGCTTGGAGACGTACAGCGTGTTGTTCTTGGTCTTACCCTTGTCGGAGTCGCCGTACTTCGCCAGGTGGCCGGTCAGGCCGATGACGTTGTACAGCTCCTTCGCCTTCGCGAAGTCGATGGCGCCGCCGTCGCCCAGGATGTTGTTCCTGGCGGCGAAGGCGATCTTCTCGGACACGGTGGAAAAGGCGGCCTTCCGGTCCTGCATCACCTCATCGGTGGACAGGGCCTTCTGGTAGCAGCGCATCCCGAAGACGTCGATGTCCGAGGACGTATTGCCGATGGTGATCCCGACGGGGCCGCCGGCGAAGTTGTCGGCCACCAGGTAGTTGAACACGCGCTCGATGCGGCCGTCCAGGAAGATGCGCACCCAGTTCAGGCCCTGGACGCCGTAGACGATGTTCACGGCGATATGGACGCGCTTGCCCTCGGCCCAGGTCGCGTTCTGGTCGTCGCGGACGCGGTTGTTCTGCGTCAGGAAGTAGATCTCCTTCGGCAGCAGGCGGATGCCGTAGGCGTCGCCGTCGACCGGGTGGGAGGTGCAGATCTCCAGGATGGGTTCGTCCTCGTCCAGGATGTTGTCCGTCCGGACGTCCATCTCCAGGGTCATGCTGCGGCCGGTGGAGTTCCCGGAGCGGAAGTTCACGAGCGGGTCGTACTCGAAGGTGAGCTTGCGCCCGGCCGGGACGTGCAGGGAGCGGACGGTGCCCTGCGTGGCGTCGTCGACGTCCTTCTGGACCTCCATCCATCCGTCGGAGGTGAGGCCGAATCCGGTCCACACGGAGGGGATGACCTCGCCGGTCGCGGCGTTGATGATGGTCTTCGGGCTAGACTCCGCGTTGGAGCGGGAGGCCGGCGCGAGGATGAAGTCGGCGCCGGCGGTCGGGTTGTTCGACGCCTCGTTGCCGATGGTAAAGAACACCGGCTCGGCCAGCTCGTTCCCGTTCGCGTCCTCGATGTACATGTAGGCGTAGATGGACTCGACGGACGAGTCGGCGATCTCCAGTCCCAGCTGGGTGGCCAGGCTGTAGGAGACGTTCCCCTGGGCGACCTGCGACCAGCGGGCGTACTCGACGGTGTCGTCGGCGGAGTCGACCAGGCGGAAGATGACGGTCATCTCGTTCTGGCCTGCGGTGTGCGCGGCCCAGTCGAAGAAGACGACGTCCGTCCAGTTGTCGAGCCTGGAGGCGATGTTGTTCACGATGACCATCGGCGAGACGGTCCCGTTCGCGACCATGTACTGGCTCTCGATCCATTCCGTCTTCACGGATTCGGAGACGAAGAGCCTGGCCCGGACGGTATGGACGCCGTCGGCCATGATGTCGGCAATCATATCCGCATCCTCGAAGGTGAACGTGATGCCGGTGGTGAGGTTCGTGGCCGTCCCGAGGCTCCTGGAGCATCCGGGGTCGTTATTCAGGTAGGAGTACTCGGCCTCGAAGGTCGTGCCGATGCCGGTGCCGAACTCGAACTGCAGGGTCTTCGCGATGGATCCGCCGACCAGGTAGTTCAGCGAGAGGACACTGCCGGTGAACGGGACGGAGAACGGGGTGTTCGGGACGAGCTGTAGGGCGACCACGTTCAGCGTGAAGCTGCTCCATAGGGAGGTGGCGTATTCGCCCTCGGCGCGGAACCGGATGTAGTTCGTGCCGTTGTTCAGGTAGCGGGCGAGGGAGATGATGACGTAGTCCTGGGTGTTCGCCGGGAGGGTGAAGGACTCGCGCGTCGACCAGGCGGCGCTGCTGCTCGCTCGGGTCTGGACGGTGACGACCAGGTCCTCCTGGATGTCATCGGTACCGCCGGCCGCCCACGCGACGACGGACGTGCCCTTCAGGGCGACGGAGACGTCCGTGGACGCCTGCGTGGTCGCGGGAGTCTCCCGGAAGATCAGGGAGACGGCGTAGCTATCCTTCTTCGGGGAAGGGAGCGTGTCGTAGGTGATCAGGTACTGGGCGCCGGCCTCGCCCCACTTGTTCTCGGTGGAGAGGGTGTTCCAGGCCTCGTACGCGGCCTCGTTCTCGAAGCCGGCGATGATGTCGTTCTGGCCGTCTGCGCTGATGACGACCTTCGCGCAGCCGACCTTGTTTCTGATGTTCCTCTTCAGGAACGCTTCTACAGAGCTGCCGGCGAACGGCAGGTTGTTCTCCGGATCGCGGCTCCAGGGTGTCTCCATGGAGGGGATCTGGTTGGTGCTTTTCTTGGGCATATTGTGTTTGGTTAATCTTTCCAGGGATCGTCATCCAGCCATGGCAGATGATCCAGCCAGGCGCCGGATCCATAGCAGGAACGGACCGCCTGCCAGACCAGGAGGGCCCCGGCGTAGACGGCCGTGATTATCTTTCCGGCGAAATAGATTCCGGATATCTCCTTTCCGTCCTTGTAGATCATCCGCTAGTCTTCCACTTCATAGGTCATGTAGATCTTGGTCGGATCCTTCTCCTCCAGGGCCTTGTACTGCTCTTCGGTCAGGGGGACGTGCATCTTGTCGATGTTGCCGAGCAGGGCGTAGAACTCCTGCAGGGTGCCGGTGTACCCGCCCTCGCGGGCGGACTGGTACGCGGACATGCCGGGAGGGCCCGGGACGCCGATGACAACGGAAGACTCGAGGTTGATGGTGTCGACGGTCAGGTTGGATCCGTTGTTCCCGTCCTGCTCCAGGTAGGAGTGCGGTACCAGCTCGACGCATCCGACGATGTCGATGGTCCGCATCTGGGTGTCGCCGTCGTTCTCGATGAGGATGGCCGTGTGCTTCCCGCACTTCCGCTGGTCCTTTCCGTAGAAGGTGAAGGCGACGACGTTGTTTGAATAGACGATGTCGCTGACGACCACGGGGCCGATGGGGTCCCGGACGAGCAGCGTCAGGTTCTTGTCTTCCAGGAAGTACGGCTGCCCTTCATTGTTGATCGTCCAGAAGAACCGGAGGTCGTTGCCTATTCTTTTCTTGTACCACATGCCGTTGTCGTTCAGTTATTCTTCCTCCTGGGGTGCTTCGTCCGCGTTTTCCTTCGCCTGTTCCCTATCCCGGAGGTACCGGCGCGTCCGGACGTCCAGCTGCGCCAGACGGTGGTTGAAATACAGCGTCACCCCGAACACGGAAGCGGCGTACACCATCGCCTCGCCGAGTGCGGTGAGGACGGAGGGCGAGATCTCCCCCTTGGGCGGGACGATGAAGCCCCAGATGGTGAGGCCCCATCCGATTACGAAGGCGATGAGTGCGGTCGCGTAGGCCGTCCGCTGTTTGAGGTCAGTCGTTTTCATAATTGCTATAATCAAAGGCCGGAAGGGCCGAGTCGGAATAATATCGTCCTGTGAAGCGGTGGGCGTAGTGGTACGTGAAGGAGGCGCCGGAGAGCCGGTGCTCCGTCATGTCGGGCTCGATGACGTCCATGACGATGCGTCGCACCGTGGCGTCGTCCCGGAGGATGACCCACCGGTACGCGGAGCGGAAGAAGTCCTGCCACTGGTCCATCTCCCGGCGCTTCCGCAGTCCGCCGGTGTTGACCTTGAAATGTTCGGTGGCGTCGTTCGACAGTTCGGCCTCCTGGCCACTGATGAGGGCCGTGGAGACCTGTGCCTCGGTGTCCCTGGCCACGTCGCCGGTGGCGAACACGGTGTCCAGGACGCCGAGCGAGTTCGCGAACAGGAACTCCCGCTGGCAGAGGCGGGCCGGTTTCACGATGAACCGGTGGGCGAGGATGTCGCCGCAGTACACGTCGTATCCCAGGACGGTCTTCCCGGACACGCCGCTGAATCCCTGGATCCTGGATAGGGAGCAGTTGACGGAGCAGATGACGACCTGGGTGCTCGAGGATGAGAAGGATCCGAGCGTGACGGTCACGCTGGAACCGGTGCTGAGGTATACCTTCGCGTATACGGTCCTGGACGTGGACTTCGGTTTGATGAGGGAGAGGACCTCCTTCGCCCATGGATACGTCCGCGTCACCTGTGGCTTCCAGGTGAGCCAGTGCGTGGTGTGTGAGAAACCTGTCGTCAGGGCGTCGCTGCCGCCCCGGAAGCAGAACATCGTGGCCGTGTCGACGTTCGTCCCGCCCTGGGATGCCCGGACGTACACGGGGTTCGTGTAGGTGGACGTCGTGGACGGGATAGTCTCCGAGACTCGCGGCAGGATGTTGTTCAGGATCTCGCGGAACCGGACGACGGCGGTGGCGGCCGTCGGATGCGGGGTGAGCTCGAAGGATGCGACCGAACTACCGTCCAGGTACACGGTTATCGTCACGTTCGACGACGTGGAGAGACCGGTCACGGTGAGGTCTTCGGCCTTCTCCGCGAAGACGTATACCTTGCTGCTGTTCGGGTTTGTTATTGCGATCGCCATGGTGCAAAATTACGTTCGTTGTGGGTGCTTGAAAGGACAGCGGGCTACATCGAAACCAGCTCGGCGGAGGACAGGATCCGGTCACGCCTGGCGGAAAGACGGAACGTCAGCCGCTTGACGATGAATTGCCGGCTCCGGACCCTTACGGCGTGCCAGAAGCGGAAGTTCGCGATGTCCTGCAGGCTGAGGTCCAGGTCCACGGAGATGACCTGGCGGTCCTTCGCGAGCCATTCCTGGTACTTCTGGTGCAGGTCCACGAGGGAATAAGCGGCAAGATTGTATGCGGAAGGCGACATGGCGTCCGCGCCGGCGCCCGTCATCTTGTAGCCCTTTCCGTATATCTGCCCGTCGTCGAAGAGCCCGAAGATGATCTTGGAATCCCGTTCGTCTCCATCCGCCGGGAATTTCACGAGGCCGGCCATCCGGTACGTGTCAATGACGGTTACCCATATCCCTCCCTGCGGGTAGGAGTCGTCCTCGTCCCATTCTTCGAGTTCGTAATGGCATGGGATGTTCCTGATCAGGTTCGCGGACATCTGGTTGTCGACCGATGTCCCGTTGATTTCCGTGTCGATCGGCTCGTCATACACGTTCAGGATCTCGCACACCTGGGCGAATTCGTGGTCTCCGAGGTTGATGTATCCCGGCGGGACGGAGAAGGTATCGAAGGTACCGGGGAAAGGATCGCCGCCGTGAACAGTAAGTGTGCCGTTATGGTAGACAGGCACGTATTCGTTATACTGTCTGGCATCGAGGACGCCCTTGAGCGTGTTCACGGTCGTAACCGCAGAACTAGGAATGCCTTCGTTGTCGTTTTCTTCCTTCGGCCAGCCGAACTTATATCCTTGTGCCGGTTCCATGGAGAGGGAGAAGGTGTCGCACACCTTCGCGTCCCAGTCCAGGGTGACCGCGTATCCTACCAGGCGGAAGCTCACGAGCGCGTATCCGTCCCCATTCTTGTAGATACAGGCGCAGAGCATCTTGCAGACCTCCTTCATCACGTCCATGAGCGTGACATCCGGGAGGGAACTCGCTATCCGTAGGACATCCCCGTATCCCTTGATGTTCCCCGTGAACTCCTTGTGCAGACCCAGGACGTAGATGGAACCCAGGGAATAGATGGACGCGAGCGTGTCCAGCTTGAACGCGGATACGGCGTTCAGCATCCGCTGGACGCTGACGCACGGCGTGAACCTGGTGTCGTTTTCATGGCCGGGAAGGTTATGGAACTTCGTGACGGCCCCGTCCGGGTCGAAGAGTAGCGGAGCGCCGACGCCCGACACGGAACCGGTCCGGACGTTCGCCGCGAGCTGGTCGGCCGTCGGGTAGCCGGTCTCGTTCGCTTGTACCTGGCTGCGCGGCAGGTTCAGCTGCCAGATCTTCTTGTTCAGGCTGTCGTCGATCTCCCGCTCGGTGAAGGTGTACAGGAGGTTCCCATCTTCGTCCACGCTGTCGTAGACGAGCGTCCCTGACAGCAGCTGGACGCCGCTACAGAAGATGTACGCGCCCACCCGTAGGATGGTCGGAGGGAGCATCATCGCCGGGAAGTAGCCAAACGTGGCCCGGTTCGTGTTGGTCGGCGGGAAGGAGATGGATGTGGAGAACGCGACGGGAACCCCGTCCCCTTCCAGGAGCGGGTTCGACATCTCAATTTCAAATTCAGCGTCTGGAGCGAGATCCAGAGCTACTCCGGACTTGGTTCGTATCTCTATCATACAGGTTACCTCTGCTCTTTGCTCTATTGTATTCGTTGATCTTGTTCACCAGGCCGTGGCGCCCGAGCATCGACACGTTCGCCTCGATGCCGTTCTCGAGGATGGCGTTCAGCCGGTCCACGGCGTCGGACATCCTGGCCAGTTCGGCCAGCGTCCCGGACATATCCGCAGCTGCTGCTCCGGAGGTGTAGCCGCCGGCGGCGCGTCCGGAGACGGCCATCGCAGGGCTGATGGCTTCCATCCGGAGGCTCCGGAGACGTCCGGAGCGCCGGGCGCTCTCGATGGTGTCCGCGACCATCCGGATCTGCGGGTTCTCCAGAGCCTCGGCCGGGATGACGTACTCGCCGCCTTCCTCCCCCACGAGGACCGTCGGCCCGGTCACGTATCCTCGCTTGTTCGGCGCATAGACGGCGTCGTACTGCTTCCCGTCCTGGCGTCTGCGCACGATGTAACCGCCGCCGGCGTATCCGACGGGCTGCGCGGCGATCATCGCGGTCTGCGCGGCGCCCAGGGCGGTGACGATGCCGGCCATCACGGCGCCTGCAGGGAAGCCTCCCTGGGCGAGGGCCTTCGTGGCAGCGAGGGCGGTGTTGATGATGGATTCAACGATGGACATCGTCTTCGTGCGGCGGGCGGCCTCCAGCTCGGCTTCTTCCTCCTTCGCCTGCATCTCGGCCTCCATCTTCTCCACCTCGGCGTTGTACTGGGATTCGGTCATCAGACCGGCCCGGTACCGCTCTTCCAGGGCCTTCTTTCGGGAGTCCTGGCCTTTCTTGTACTCGTCCAGGGCCTTCTTCTCCTTCGCAGTGGTCAGCTGGATAGCCTGGCTTGCCAGCTTGAAGCCCTCCTGTGCGGCGTCACCGACGGCCGTCACGGCGTTCTTCAGGTCGGCGGCCTTGAGGGTGCCCTCCTGCAGGTTCTGGAAGAACGTGTTCCAGTCGGACTGGCTCACCCCGAAGAGAGAGGCGTCGCCGGTACCGGAGAGGATCCCGCCCTCTTCTTCTCCGCCGGAGGACAGTAGCTGCTTCCGCAGTTCGGCCAGCTTGAGCTTGTACTGCTCCAGCTGTTCCGTAGACAGGGACATCCCGCCGATCTGGCCGGAAGAGACGACGGTTTCCAGGAAGGCGGCCTGCTGCTGGATGAACCGCAGGTTCTCGGCGGCAATCTTCCGGTCGATCTCCTTTTTCGACTGCATCTTCTCCTTGCCCTCGATCTCAATCTGGGCCAGGATGAGCTTGTGCGCCGTCTCCATCTCCTGCAGCTCGGCCGACTGGCGATCCATCTCGATCTTGAGCAGGTTGTTATTATGCTGGCGCTGCAGGGTCTCGACGATCTGGTCGTAGTCTTCCAGTTTGTCCTTCTTCGCCTCGTACTGGGCCATCTCCTTCTCGAACCGCTCGTTCTCGACGGCGGTCTGGGCCTCGGCCCTCTCGATGTAGCTGTTGGACGCGGCGATTCGGGTCTGCAGGATCTGTGATTCGAGCCGGGCGACCTCCTGCAGCTCGCGCTCGGCCTCCTGTGCGGCCTTGCGCTCCTCTTCCAGGCGCTTCCGTTCCTCTTCGTCCTTCTTCGAGCGTGACCCGCCGGATCCACCGGTGGACGCCCGCTTGATCTGGCTGCTCAGGCGGACGTATTTCTTATCCATGGCGGACTGGTCCGCGCCGGCCTCGGCCTGGATCCTGGAGACGTAGGCGTTTGCATAGGCGGCCGTGGTTTGGTCGTTGCCGAGATTATACTGCTGATAGGTCCCGTAGAGACGGACGACGTCGCTGGTTGCCCCGGCGAGCTGTGTCCGGATATCCTGCAGCTGCGAGCGCCACTCTGCATATACGCTCGCAGCGACCGGAGCACCGGACTGAATGGCGCCGACCAGGTTCTCTTCCTGCTTCTTCAGCTGGGCGTAGGACTCGATTTCGTCCATGAGTCCGGATTTCTTGATCTCCAGGTAGTCCCGTATGAAGGACTCGGCCGCGTCGCGATTGAGGGCTGTCTCGGACTCGAAAATCAGGAAGGCGGCATCCTCCTGCTGCTGGGCGATGAGAAGCCGGTCCTGGGCCAGGCTGAGTTCCAGGGTCTTCATCTCGTCCAGTGCGGCGGACCGCTCTTCGACGGAGAGGGTCGTATCGCGGAAGATGGCCTCCAACTCCTGCATCCGGATAGTGGATTCGGCCTCCCGGATGTTGTAGGAGTTCTGCATCTCAAAGATCTCGTCTTTCAGGGCGGCCGCCTCCCGGGCCAGCTTCATCACCTCGGAGTAGGTGAGGGTGATTTCCTCCCTGGATGCGGAAAGCCGTCGGATGAAGTGATGCCAGGCTGCCTCGGCTGCTGCGACGTCTTGCTCCCAGGCGTCCGCGAACTTCTGCGTGTCGGAAACGAGGTCTCCGAGTCCCTTCTTCAGGATGGATCCGGCGGCGTGGACGGCCTTCAGGCCGAGCGACACGACGTCAAAGGTAGGTACGACGCGCTTCCCGAGGCCTTCCAGGATCCCGCCGGTGGACTTCGTCCCGGAGCCCAGCTCGCGCATCCGGGCGCCGGTCTCCTTCAGGTCCTTGTTCAGCTGCTCCCATTCCTTCGTGTTCGGTTTCGTCCGGTTGAGTTCGCTCCGGAGCTTCTTATACCGTTCCGTCAGCTCCTTGATGGTCATGTCGTTCAAGGAGAGCTTCGAGCGGAGCTGCGTCAGGTCGGCGGTATTCTTCTTGATGGCCTCGTTCTCGGCCTTGATGGCAGCCGTGAGTTCCTTGTAGCGGGCGGAGTCCGTCTGGCCCTGCTTGGCAAGGTTTGTCAGTTCCTTCCGCATCTCCTTGATGGAGTCGCGGCTATTGACGACGGCCGTCTCCAGGTCGTTGATCTTCTTACGGGTCTCGTCGCCGTTGACGACCAGTTTGAGGGTCAGGGTTTCTGTTTTCAGCTTTGTCATAAAGCACTAGTTTTACGCAAAAATAGCCGCCTTCGGGCGGCCGGAAAGGACGGAAGTCGAGCGGCGGCCGGCAGTCACCGCTGCTCGAACTCCTTCCGAATCCTGGCCGCGACCTCTTCGGTGAAGCCGTACATGAGCTCGTTCGCCACGGCGTTGTACATCGACATTACGAAGCGGTTATGGATCTGCCTGTTCCGGGGTCTCCTAGACTCCTCGGAGCCGTGCCGGAGGCGTTTCAGGTCCAGGAACCGCTCCTGGACGGTGTGGATGAAGGTCAGCGTCCCGCTCATCTCGGACCCTTCCGTCACGTAGATGCGGCGGGAGGTGAGCGTCTCGCGGGTGTGGAAGCGCAGGCTCTCCTCCATGGCCACGCCCTGGCGCCTGAGCATCCGCTCGCCCTGCTGTTCCAGCGTCTCCCTGATGAACCGGTCCCTGACACCCATCACTCGAGCACGATTTCCATGTAATACCCGCTCCATCCGCCGAAGATGGAGAATTCGGGGATGACGTCGACCGTTGTGAGGTCCAGCCCGGCCAGCATCGGACACGGGTCGGTCTTCTCGTCTCCCTGTATGTCTACGACGATCTTGTCCAGGCACAGGTCAAGGATCCGGAGCAGCTGGGCGTAGGCGGCGGCGGCCGTCTCGGGGGTTCTGGCCGGTCCGTTCACCTTGGAGAGGGCGAACACGGCGAAGGACACGGAGTTCTCGAACGAGTCGGAGTCCTGTCCGGTGCATCGGCCTTCCGGCATGGCGACGAGCAGCTGCTCCCCGGACACCCGGTTCAGCTGGGAGGTGGCGTTCTCCTGGTTGACCGTCATTATCGGGACGATGTCCGGGAAATCGGGCAACCGGAACTGCGTCAGGTATTCAGTGACCTTTGCGAGCTTTTGCAGTCTCTTCATATCGTTTAGCGTCTTTGTAGTTCGACCACATGATGGCGAGGATGGAAAAGAGGGGTTCCTCTTCCACGCGGTCGATGTTTCCGACCGTCTGGTCCCGCGCTATCTGGAACAGCAGGTCGTTCCAGGTCGCGGGCGGGCCCTTCGCCGGGCCGTCCCCTTGGAAGAGCAGGGAAAGGTCGACTTCCTCGCCGTTCAGCTCGACCTTCCCGGTCTGCAGGTACTGGAGGCACGAGCAGAACCACAGCAGGATGAGCCTCTTCTGCCACAGCCGGAGGCGCCGCGCCCGCCGGAGGTCCCGGCGGAACGCGCGTCCCGTGAGTGGTCCGGCCCTTCTCCCGGCGCGGTTCTCCGTCCGGTACCGGATCCGGTACAGGACGGCCACGAGTTCGTCCAGGTCTTCCGGACGGTATCCGGACAGGAACGCCTGCTGCGCCCTGGCGGCTGCTCGGAACTCGCCGAAGGTGAGGTCCTGTAGCAGCTCGGCTGGCCCATGGAGGCGGCCGACGCGCGGGAGCGGGTTCGCGAGGCCGTCGAAGGTCAGGGCTTCGTCGCCGATGAACCCGAAACAGCGCTCGCAGAGCATCGTCACGTTCTCGGCGAGCCGGTCGGCGTAGAACCTGGTCTTCCATCCGGTCCGGACGCCAAGGAGGTAGAACAGGATCCTGATATTCCGTTCCAGGACGGTCCACCCCTTCCTCGCGGCTTCGTCGTGGATCCGGAACACGGCCTGCACCTGTTCCGGGGTCATCTCCGCCCAGGAGGAAGGGATCATGACCTTCTGCCCGGTCTCATGGAAGTCCAGCCTGGTCATTGGGCGGAGAAATACTTGTTCCGACGGTCGCCCTTCGGCATCAGGTCGAAGCCGCTGGCGGGGTTCCCGTCCTGCATCTCTTCGGCGATTTCCTCGCGGATGTCCTCCAGCTGGCCCTCGATACCCTCGATGAAGGCGTCCATCTCCTCCTTCAGGGCGACGCGAGAGGACCGGTTTCCCTGATAGGTGGGCGCGAAGCGGCGGGCGATGGCGATCGGGAACACCTCGAGGTTCCACCGGCGGACCGCCGTGATGAGCGCGGAGAGGACGGCGTAGCGCTTGCACAGCGGGAGCAGGGCCTGGTGCAGCTCCTGCGGGCTGTCTCCGACCATCACGTCCCACACATCGGCGCCGATCATCCGCCGGATCTTCGGCTGCGCCTCGATCACGAGGTTCTGCAGCATGTAGTACACGTAATACGAGCCGTCGACGGGATAGATCCGCTCGAACTCCGGCAGGGAGCGGACGATGGAGGCCTTGTACTGCTTCCGGATGTCGGAATTCATCCAGGAGGACTCTTCCGTATCCTCGAGGACCTTGTACAGGGCGTCCATGGAGCGGTACCAGCGCTCCTGCTGCGCCTGCTGGTCGCGGTCGACCATCCACTCGAAGGGAATGTGCTCGTTCTGGTCGGCGACGACCTTCGCGCCGTGATCCCCGTGGGTGATCAGGTTGTTCCTGGTATAGCGGGACACGGCGAGGACGGCCACGGCCTTCCGGACGGCGAAGGTCAGCGGGGTCTCGTCTCCGAATTTGTACCCGTTCTCGGCCGCTTCGATGACCGCGTCGCCCACCAGGGCGGCGACGGCGTTGGTCGCGTCGGCCAGCTCGGAGGCGATGACGCTGAAATCGTTCGAGGCGAGGTAGATGCCGGTGAGCTGCTGGAGCTCCTGCGGGCCCCTGTCATCAAGATTGAAAAGCATGGCTACTCGTTTTTGATACGGTCGTTGGTGGGCGTGGCCTCTTCCGTCTTCACGGAGCGGTGGTAGAATCCCACCCGGAGGTTCTTGCCCGGGAAATTGAAGGCTATCGCCTGGTTGACGGGTTCCAGGACGGTCGATTCGGGTATCTCCGTGTCGCTGGAGAGGAAGAGCTTGAAGGCGTACAGCAGCTCGGATCCGCTGGCCAGCTTCCCGTTGATGATAAGGTTCGACAGGGCGGGGTGTAGGCCCATGCCGGAGGTGATGGCGGAAGAGGAAGCCTCGGATATCTTCAGTTGGCTCTCCACGAAGTCCTTTATCTTCTGGTCGATGGGTTCGATGGTCCAGGTGACGGGTTTCCCGGTCTGCTCGTCGATGACGTCGACCGTGTGGAAGAATTTGCCGGCGTTCTCCTTGCCGGACAGGACCTCGGTGAGGGAGGTGAGGAACTTGTCCGTCATCTTCCGGATCTCTTCTTCGATCTTCGCGTCGTCGGACGCCCATTCCGGGTGGATCTTCCGGAGCCATTCGCGCTTGTTCTCCCAGTAGGCGTTCGGGGAGTGGATGTGGTAGGCGAGGTTCAGGCCGTTGTCGGTCACGTACTTGAAGATGGTCGGGATCTCCGAGCCCCGGATGATCCACCGGAGGGTGCCCCAGTACTGCGGGATGGAGTAGAAGTCCCTCCCGAAGGAGTAGGTGTGGTTGTAGGACGCCGCCGCCGGGTACATCCCGGGGTTCCGGCGGTCGTACACGGGATACTTCATCGTGCCGGTGCCCATGCAGTCGTGCTCGAAGTCGCCCACGATGATGTGCTTGACGTCCCGGATGTTCCGGGTGTCGGTCCATTCGAGGCGGGCGTTCTTCGCCGGGATGTGCTCCAGGAAGGCGATTCTGGGCGGACGGCCGATGCGGTGGCCCCTTTCCAGGTACACGGCGTTGAAATAGCCCTTCAGGTGCAGGTAGTCGGCCAGGGCGCCCTTGATGTAGGACGGCGCGTCCCAGCTGGCGAGCCATGTTTCAACCTCGGAGTCCTGGATCCATTCACGGACGATCTCCCCGTTCCGGTAGGCCAGGCGGTACAGGAACGGCCCCTGCCCGTAGATGAGGCCTAGCTGCCGGTCAAGGACGCCCGGGGCGAGGTTGTTGTCGTCGATGATGTTCCGGAGGTTGGTCGGGAGGCGGTTGTCGTGTCCGAACGGCACGATGCGTTCTCCGCCTATGTCCATGGGGAGGACTTCCCAGTTCGGGTCGCCCATCCTCCAGAAGTTCTGCGGGATCCCGTCCCCCAGCTTGTTTGACAGGAGGTACACCCGCCCGTCATCCAGGTGCGCCGCGTAGGAATGGCGGCTGATTGCTTTCACTTCCGTCATAAGGTCACTGTTTCGCCGTTGAACTCCATCAGAAGCGGGTGCCAGAACCGGCGCGGCTCGTTCGTGTCCAGGTTAAGATAGGCCTCCTGGTCCTCGGCGTTCCTGTTGAACTTCCGCGTCTCGCGCTTCCGGAGCTTCGCGGCGCGGACGTAGATGATTCCTTCCGATTTGTTCTTCGACTCGTTGTACGACATGTACGTGAACGAGAACGGGACACCCTCCTGGGTGAGCCGCCGCATCTCGTGTATGGCATCATACAGTTTCACTGATGCAAATTTAGGAGGGAAAAACACCCTATAAAGGACACCAGAGGACGCATCACTGCGTCCCCTGGAAAACAATTCTTGTCATTTGAAACCTGTCGATGCAAATTTATCCTTGAATTTTGGCAGTCAAAAGGACACGAAAAGCGGTCGCGGCGTCCCCATCAGCCGAAAAAAGGGGCCGATTCGGCGCTTTTTATCGTAAAACGATTAAAAATCAACAAAATGTGACGAAAAATCCAAAAAATTGCGACGAGGTGATTCCACTGCCTCCGGCGGCCCGCCCTCTCCCGTGGACGCGGTTGCACGGCTCGAAAAAGGTGAAATATGACAAAAGCCCCCGCCGGGGCAGGCGAGGGCTCGATTTCTGGACGCGATGTCTATTTCATTATGGGATCCAGGTTCCCGGCCGGAACGGACGTCCCTCCCTTGGAGACGGCCATCAGGTCCTTGGACATGCAGAAGTACTTGAAGGCGTCAGATGGGTTTGTGGACTTGGTCGGAAGGTCCGCGACGGGGAGCCGTTCGGAGTTCTTGTTCTTGTACACGACGTTGTCCTTGACGATGGTCCGGGCGTTCTGCAGGGAGAGCCGGAGTTCCTTCGCCGCATAGAAGTCGATGCGTACGATAGGCAGGCGGGGGTTGTCCTCGCCCAGCAGCTTGAGCATGAACGCGTACTCTTCCGCCTGCGTGATCGTCGCCTGGTTCAGGCTCATCAGCTGGACCGTCCAGCCGGTGCGCTTGCCGGTCTCGCCGTCCACCTCGATGGCCTTCTTCAGCTCGGCCACCTGGGAGCGTCCCACCTTGCTGTACTGGTTGCCGGCACGGTCATAGTACAGGTGGACGATCTTGTTCCTGTGGGCGGCGAAGTAGGTGCGGAACTTCCGTCCCAGGTCTGGCACGTACTCTGGCGCGAGGGTGTACAGGAACTTCAGGATCCGGAGACACTTCCGCCCCTTGTGCGTGGTGTCCTGGCCCACGACCATCGAGCACATGTTGCCGAAGTCCACGCCGATGCGAAGCGGTGCGTCCTTGTCATCATACCGGAGTACCGTGCAGTCCTCGGTGTCCCGGATGGTCAGGCGTTCGTAGGCCGCCTCGTCCTTCCCGTCCAGGTAGAAGTGATCCTCCCTGAGCGCGGCGTAGAAGCGGTCGCCGGAGCTGAGGGACGCCCTGAGCGACAGCACGGCGGTCTTCAGGTCCGGGGCCTCTCCCTTGACTGCGTCCGCGAACCACTCGGCGGAGAGGATGTCCACGTTGACGAAGCTCGACGCCCGGATGTAGAAGTTGCTACTCTCCTTCCGGAGGCGCAGCATGATCCAGCGCTTGTACCAGTCGTTCGCTATCTTGAGGTGCTTCTTGCAGTCGTCCAGGTCCTCGGCCGACCTGGTCTTCAGCCAGCGTTCCTTGGAGGCCAGGTAGACGCGCATCGCCTCGTTGTACACGAGACCGGCCTTCATCACGAGGATCAGCGCGTCGACATCCATCGTCTTCGCGTACTTACCCATCCAGTCGTACTCGCCTATCCTGGAAGGGTCGCCCACGTCTGAGGTGAAGGTCACGCCCCGGTAGTAGACGGACCTGGCGTATTCCGGATAGCCACGGACGCCCTTCAGCATCGTGGCCACCTTCTCTTCCTTGAAATACTTCGCCTCGTCGCCCAGGAGGTGGACGTAGCTCCGGCCGGCGAGGGTGGAAGGCCTGTCCAGGGATCCGAACGTGAAGTTCGTCCCCGTCCAGAAGATGATGACCCTCTTGTAGCTGATGATGCGGTTCCGAGGTCTCCAGAACCGGTCCTTCAGCCAGTCCGGCAAGTCGGCCTTCTCGGCCTCGTTGAATGACGGCGGCTGCTTCTCCACGACGTAGTGCGTCCCTTCGTGGTACCCTTTCCTCTCCAGGGATTCCAGGACGGTGGGGATGACGTTCTGCGTGAGGTTGGAGAAGGTGTCGGAGATCCAGGCGCAGGGGGCGCCGGGCATGTCGAAGACGATTTCCAGCATCCGTTCCGTGAGGATGTCCGTCGTCTTCGACGAGCCGCGTCCCAGCTCCGCGTACAGGTTGCGGGGCGAGACGAGCGCGGCGATCTGCGCCATCTTGTTCATGTACTGGATATCGGCGACGCCCTGGGCGCTGCCGTCCGTCTTAATCTGCCGCCTGTGACTCATTCTCCAGGATCTCTTCTATCTCGAAGTCGATGATGCCGGCCTCCATCTCGATGCGCCGGCGCTCGGACTCGGGGACGCCGGAGACGAGGACGCCGTCGATGATCTCCTTGAGCTCGCGGCGGTCGGCCCTCGGGAGGCCGATGGACTCCGGATCCAGGGAGACCACGCGGAAGGTGCGCCGGTAGACCTGGCGCTGCAGCAGCTGCGTGTCCTCCTTATCCAGCCCGAGCACAGCAGCCTTCATCGCGAGGATCTCCGCCGCGTTCTTGAAGTCTTTCGGGGTCTTGGCTGCGTTCATGGCGGCGATGTACAGCTGCTCCAGCTGGTCGGCGGTCTTCGCCCGGAGCGCATCCTTGCTGACCTTCCGGTTTGCATAGAACATCTCGATAGCCTCAGACCAGAGATTCACCGCCGCTTCGTAGCCGAGACCGAAGTAGGGGGATGTAAGGAACTTGATAGTGTTCCGCTTCCCGTACTGGCCATCCAGCGAGAAGACGAGGTTCAGGAGGTCCAGGTAGTGTTCCTCCTTCGGGGTCAGCCGTCCCTTTGAGCCGGTTCCGATGTATTCCTGGATGGCGTCCCAGGCGCCGCCGTCGATGGGACCGCCGAAGAGATCCAGGCGCTTCATCACGCCGGTGCGGTTCTTGACGACGTCCTGATACCGGGCGAGGCCCAGGGCGTCCAGGATGATCGCTTCCGGATTGGAAAGGTCAAGGTCTCCCTTGCCGTTCATGCGGCGGACGGTTACTTCTTCCTTCTGCTGCTCTCCGGGATTCAGTTCATCTGTTTCCATACGCTTTTTCGTAATCCTCGATCATCTTCTCGATTTCAGCGAGCTCGCGCTCCCTTGTCTCCAGTAGAGTGGACCGTCCTGGCGCCAAGTCAGGTCGGTCTCCGGCAGCGAGTTGCTTTTTGAGTCGCCAGATGTTGTCGCGCAGATTCTGGCGTTTCCGCTCGAGTTCCAGGATGCCCATGGACACGAGCTCGCGCCGGCGGGTCATCTCCTGGAAGACCGGGTGTTTTCCGAGCACGGTGTGGTGCTCCTTGTAATACTCAAATTCGGAGACGATTTTCCGATTTTGGGAATAAAAAAAAATGCACTGTTTTGCGGTCTCCAGACACTCCTCCAGGGTGGTGCAGGATGACAGTTTCGCATGCTCCCGGACGAATCCCCGGTAGGCCGTAATCTTGTCCGCCGCGAGTATCTTCAGTTCCGGCGGGCAGTCCGGATCGCCCAGGAACGGGTAGTCCATCCGGAGCGGTCTCGAGCGGGAGGCGGTCTGCTCCACGCTGACCCTTCCGACGCCGGAGAGCGTCCGGATCAGGAGGTCGCGGTACTTGGCCGGATGGCGCTCGACCATCCGCGCCAGGTACGGGTTCGGCTTGTAAACCGACAGGAGCCGGAGACCTTCCTGGACCCCGGCTCCCGATTTCAGCCAATGCTCGATTTCCGTCATTTCTTCAGCAGTTTGAGGAAGAGGCCCGTCACTGCCGGCCATCCCGCCGGCCCTACATACAGGAAGCGCTTCCGGATCATCGCCTCGATGATGACATTCTGGCAGGGATTCCCCCTGAGCACCTTCGTGTAGTAGTTTCCAAAGCTGTGGGACACCTCCAGCGGGCGGGCGCCACGGGACTCGACGTATTTGCGGACGAAGGCCTCGTCCGGCGCGTCATCGTTCTCCGGCAGGAAGTCCACGAGGACCTCCTTGTCGAAGGTGACGGGGACGCGCCCCCAGAAGCGCCTGGTCGCGCCTTCCACGTCGACGACAGGGGTCTGGAGTTCGCTCCAGCGCACCCGGGTCACCGGGACGAGGTTCGCGGGCACGACCACGAAGGTCTGGGCGATCTCGTCCCCGGTGTTGCCTGCCAGGATTTCCTCGAGCAGCTGCTTGACGGACATCCCTTCCGGCCAGGTGTAGACCACGTGCGGCCAGTCGCAGAAAGCGTCCCAGATGTCACGGACCAATGGTTCTGACCCGGGATGGGCCAGAACCACGATCGAAGTGAGGCGTTCCTCTTCCATTACGCGGAGCCTTCACCGGAGCCGGAGCCTTCGGACACCTCGTTCGCGAGGGTCGGGAGGGCGCCGGTGTAGGTGCCGATGACGAACTTGGAGGGCTGGTCCTGCTTCCAGACGAACTTCCGGCTGGAGCCGTCCTTGGAGTTGGTGTACTCCGGCTGCATGTACAGCGGATTGCAGATGGACCCGATGATGAGGCACTTTCCGGAGGCGGAGCCGCTGCACTCGCGCACCAGGGCGATGACCGGGCGGTTCAGGTACGCCTCGGTGTGGTTCGCGATGGCGATGGAGTTGCCCGGGTGGGTATACTCCAGGCCCTGGATGATGCCGCGGGAGTCCACCTCTCCGGAGGGTTCCTCGGTGGGGACGATGGTGGAAGGCGTGGCGTAGATGCCGACGGCCTTCGCGCTGGTCTTGAGCGTCAGCGCACCGACGACCTGGGTGTTCCCGAGGGTACGGGACGGTTCGGCGTCGACGTCGTTGATGTCCACGAGGATGACCGTCGCCTTCTTTACGGTCGGCGCGCCGCCGGCCTCGAAGCGGGGGATGGATACTTTCGTGTAAGCCATGATCTGACGTTTTTAGAACGGTTGGACTTGAGACTACGCGGTGCCCTCGCCGGAACCGCTGCCGGTGCTCGAACCGGTACCGGAGCCGCTGCCGGCGCCGGAGCCGCTGGAGCTGCCGCCGTTGGTCCACTTGGCGGAATCCACCTGGGCCTCGTTGCGGACGGCGTTGTACGGGGTGTACCCGTCAGGGACGGAGGCGAAGACCGCCTCGGCGATCGCGAAGCCGACAGCGAGGGAGTACTCGCCGAAGATCCTCACGTCGTAGTTCACCTTCTGGATGTCGTTGATGCAGTTCTCGGGGTGGGCGAGATCCACGAGCATCTTCATGTTCTCCTTCGGGGTCGTGAAGAGGATCGGGGAGTTGTACATCGACTCCATCGGGACGAGGATCGCGCTGGTGAAGCGGATGGATCCGTCGTTCTCCTTGCCGGTATAGACGCCGGTCAGCTTGAACTCCGCGCGCTGGTACTTGGTCAGCACCTCGGGGGCGCAGTGGATCGTGATCTGCTTGTTGACGAACTGGCCGCGCACGGCGTCGGCGAAGGCGTCGATGTAGGCGTGGGCCTGCTCGTCGGTCATGGTGAGGACGTTCTGGGCGTTCTTGTAGAAGTTGATCTTCTTGGCGGCGGTGTTGGTGCCGGCCTTGCCCTCGACGAGGATGGTCTCGAGACCGTCCATGGAGTCCTTCGCGGCGGAGCCCTCGTCGCCTTCCTTCAGGGTGCCGAGGTTGACGGCGTTGTACTTACCCTTCGCGATCATGGAGAGGGTGATGTCCTCCAGGACCTTCGGAAGGATGTGCTCCGTGACGACGTAACGAATGAACGGCTGTTCGGCCTGGGACTTGCCCTGCTCGTACAGGTAGAGCAGCCAGCTGGACAGGAGGTCGGCGGGCTTGATGGCCTCGTTGATCTTGTGCCGGCGGTACTCGATCCGGATCGGGGTGAACGCCAGGGAGCCCTTGGGTGTCCATTCCGGGGTGAACTGCTGGGACACCTCGGTGTGGATGGCGGCGGTGGCGATGAAGTCCGTGTTGGTGTTCACGGGCGTGAAGAACTTCGCGTCGTTGAAGCCCTGATAGATGCGCTTCAGGAGGATCTCGAGGCGGAGCTTCGGGGGCATCGCGATGGAGAACTCGGCGTTGAGCTCGGAGACATCGACGTTCTGGCTGGTCAGCTGGACGCTGAACGGGTTGCCGGACGCGAGGGCGGCGGCGACCACGGCGTTGTGGCGGGCCTTCATGTCGATGGCGGCCAGCTGCTGGCCGGCGGCGGCTGCGGGAGCGTGGGAGGCCTGCGGGGCCGGTTCCGGAGCGGCGGCGAGCTCCTCGATGGTCTTGCGGAGGTCGGCGATGACAGCGTCCTTGTCCTTCGCCAGCTCTTCGGCGGCGTTGCGGACGGCCTCGTCGAACAGGTCGGTCGCCTTGGCGGCGCCTTCCTCGGAGAAGTTGGTGGCCTTGAGTTTGGTCAGGAAGGCCTCGCCGTAGGTCTTCCGGATCCTTTCCTCTTCCTCTTCGGAGAGCTCGATGGAACCCTCGTCAGTGAGGTCGAAGTTCTCCTTGTGGAACAGGGAGGCTACGACCTTGACCATCTTGTTGTTGGACAGCTTGGCTGCAAGCTGGCCCATGGTGGTGGGTTTCTTGTTCATAATGTGGATAGATTGAAATGGTGGATCACTTGAAATCGGCACGGACAAACACGTTCGCGACACATTCGTCCAGCGTGGCCATCCCGTCGGCCAGGCCCAGGGAGACCGCCTCGGATGCGTCGAAGTCCGCTCCGGAGAGTACTCCTTCCGCGTCGGCCTTCAGGGAAGGCCTGCCGGCCTTGACGGCCGCGTAGAAATGCTGCACCAGGCTGGAGAGGATCTTCTCCATCTTCTGTGGCTTCCCGTCCAGGGCTTCGCGGTAGGCGGCGTTCTTCTCCGTGGACTCGGGCGCGTAGACGGTGACGACCTTGAAGCCGGTCTGCTTGTCCTCGCGGTCGTCCAGGAAGGATGCGTAGGCGCCTATGGAACCGAAGCCGGAGGCGGTGTCGTTGTCGGCGAACACGGCGTCGCACTGGCTGGCCACCCAGTAGGCGGCGGAGTAGCAGGCGTCGCAGTGGGCCACGATGGGCTTCCCTGCGGCGCGGATCTTCGCGATGGCCTGGACCAGCGGGGCGATCGCGTTCGCAGATCCGCCGGGCGAGTCGACGTCCAGGACGAAGCCGGCGACGGAAGGGTCGGAGACATACCGCTCGATGCGCGCGGCCAGCTCGGTGGTGCCATAGCTCTCGCAGGTGTCGTATTTCGTCATCGCCCCATGGAGCGGGATGATGATGACGCGGCGGTCCTGGGCTTCCTCTTCGGAGGCCTGGACGGAGTCGCCGTCTGCGGACATGCGATAGGCCGGGAGCGAGAGCTCCGGCAGCGGCACCGTGGCTACGGTTTGGCGGTTGAAGAAAGCGTTGACCGCCGGCATGAGGATGCCGGGGTCCTTGATGAGCCAGCAACCGCGCCTCAGATCGAGCGCGAGCTGGATTACGTTCGTACGATTGGCCATCTGCACAATGTTTGTGCAAAGATGACCAATCAGGCCCCGTTTGAAAGGACAGCGGGCCTAAATGGCGTCCTTCCAGTCGCAGGAGAC